AAAGAGACATACGAAATGTCCGAGAAAGGTCTAGCTGACAGTAAGGTGACTCCGCTCACCGACGTCTTCCGTGCCATCCCCAAGCGCGGACTCCCCGAAGAAGCCATCAAGAAGTATTCCATCGACGTCAATGTCGACAAGGACGTGGACGTAGCGCACCGCTACCCCTACTTCAAGGAGGGTCGGCACGTAGCGAACAAGATTCGCAAGCGGTCAGAGAAGGCATTCCATTGGGAAGCCCCTGATCGTGACGCCATCCGAACTGCTGAACTCTTCGGCCAGCATCTTTTCCCACCCGGTTGTGCAAAATCTATCACGGTCGTAGAAGGCGAACTCGACGCGCCCTCGGCTTGGGTTCTGCTTGGCTCTCGCTACCCGGTAGTTTCGGTAGCGTCGGCTGGCAGCGCCGTCGCCGATATCAAGCGCAACTACGAGTATCTGGATTCGTTCGACGATATCGTTCTGTGTTTCGACAAGGACGAAGCGAAGACCCGTCCCGATGGCACCGTCTTCTACCCCGGACAGGAGTCCGCTCGCAAAGCTGCGGAACTCTTTGCCCCCGGTAAGTGCCGAGTTCTCACACTCGAACACGGAAAAGACCCCAACGATTACCGCCAGAACGGTGTCGATCCCAAGATTTTCGTATCGGAGTGGTGGAAGGCCCCGAAGTTTATGCCCGATGGGCTTGTCTTTGGGCCGGATATGTGGGACAAGATTCAGAATCGTCCGCAGCATTTCCAGACCCCGTATCCTTTCGAGGGTATCAACGCGATGACTTACGGCGTCCGCCTGTCGGAACTCGTGGTTATCAACGCCCCCACTGGCGTAGGTAAGACGTCGATCCTTAAGGAAATCGAATACGGCCTCCTGATGAACCCCGAAGTCAAAGAGAAGGGTTACGGAGTAGGCTTCCTTCACCTTGAGGAACTCGATACAGACTTGGCCTTGGGCCTCATGTCGATCCACGCTAACAAGCGTTTTAATCTCCCCGATACTGAAAAGACGGTCGATGAAATGAAGAAGGCGTATGATGAAATCATCAACACGTCTCGGGTGGTGATCTATGACCACTTCGGTTCAAACGAAATCGACGCAATCATCGCCAAGATTCGCCACATGGCGGCACTTGGCTGCAAGTATATCGTTCTCGATCACTTGTCGATTGTCGTGTCCGATCAGAACGGTGACGAGCGTAAACAACTCGACGAGATTACGACCAAGCTTAAGACCTTCTGTATGGAAGCGAATGTAGCCTTGATTGCAGTCATTCACCAGAACCGCAACGGTCAAATCCGTGGCACCGCTGGCGTCGAACAGCTTGCGAATATCATCCTGCGTCTCGAACGTGATCTTACTAATCCTGACCCGTGGCGACGTAACATCACAAAGGTTTGGGTTGAGAAGAACCGATTCTGTGGACGGACAGGTCCGGCTGCGTGGTTGTTCTTCGATGATATCACCGGACGATTGGTTGAACTCGACGACGCCGCTGTCACCAAGTATGAAGAAGGAGCATCTTTCAATGATACAGACCTCCCCTTCTGAACCGAAAATCGGTGACGTAAAGATATATAACGGAATCCGTATGGTGTATGGCCCTGACCCGTGGGCTTGGATTTTCTCCTACCTTTGCTGGTTTAACCTAGACCTATACATCGAAGAAGAAGGCGAGATTCCTCATTATGTATCTGAACCCAACCGAAAATCACTGGGCTTGTGATATCGAAGCCGATGGTCTTTACTCCGAGGCGACCAAGATATATTGTGTCACACTGCTTAACTGTGTAACGAAAGAGGAAACTCACTTCCTCACAGACACAGACTTCCGCATCTGGCAGGAGTCTCACCCGGATATCATCTACGTCGGGCATAACTTTCTGTCCTACGACGCCCCGATGCTTAATCGCTTCTGGGGTGCCAAGATTCCGGCTAAGCGAGTAGTTGACACCTTCGTCTTGTCGCAAGTTTACGACCCGAACTTCACAGGAGGACATTCTCTCAAGGCGTGGGGTGAAAGGCTGCGCTACCCGAAGCTCGACTTCGACGACTTCACTCACTACACCGAGGAAATGCTGACGTATTGTCGGCGTGACACTCGCTTGACCGCCCTCCTATATCGACGTCTGTCGGAACGGATGCGTCAAGTCGGGTTCTCGGAGCGAGGCGTTGAACTCGAACATCTGGCGTGGAACATCATCCAGAACAAGCAGTATCGCAATGGCTTCCCGTTCGACTACGAAAAAGCCCACCAGCTTTACGTTACTCTGCGGGCTAGGGAAGAGGAACTCAAGAATGAAATCTACAAGCTATGGCCGCCCCGACTTGAGGTCATCGCCGAATATCCGAAGTCGACTCGAAAAGATGGAAGCGATACTGCGAACTTCATTCGACATTGTGGACAATACCCCAAAGTGGAACGAGACGATTTCACCGGAAGCTATCGCGTCTTTGATTGGGTCGAGTTTAGCCTTGGAAGTCCAAAGCAAAGAATTGACAAGCTTCTTGATTTGGGGTGGGAACCCGCCAATCGAACCAAAGCAGGAAACCCAAAAGTCGATGAAGATGAGCTTCTCGCGTTCGCAGAAACGTCGGGGCTCCCGGAGGTAAAAGCCCTCTCGAAGTGGATCGTGATTAACTCACGCGCCAACATGGTGAATACGTGGATGGAAGCCTACAACCACAAGACGAAGGCGATCCACGGGCAGTTGTTCATTGCCAGCACTCTCCGTTACAAGCACTCCAAGCCTAACTCCGCGAATATTCCCGGGGTTCGTCACGGCAAAGACGGCGTCCTTATGGGCGAGGCTGGAATGTGGACTTATGAGAGCCGCGACCTCTGGACGTGCGGTGATCCGAAAGAATGGGACCTTGTCGGTATTGACGGTAAGGGTATGCAGCTTCGCAACCTTGCTCACTACCTAAATCTCCCGGCCTTTACAGAGGCTATCTTGTCGGATGACCCGCACACGGCCAACATGAAGACCTTTGGGCTTTCATCGCGGTCGCTTACCAAGACCATCACCTACGCTACGCTGATGGGTGCCGGAGACGCTCGTATTGCCAACGAGGCTAAGGTTACTCTCGACGAGGCCAAGGCAGGCAAGGCAGCCTTTTTCCGGGCTGTTCCTACTCTTCCCGAACTCATCAAGCGTCTGCAAGATGAGGTAGCAAAGACCGGGCGTATCACCTTGATCGACGGGACGAAGGTTATTGTTCCTTCCCCTCACATGGTTATCCCGTATCTGCTGCAAGGTGACGAGTCCCGCTTGATGAAGCAAGCTCTGATATTCCTTGACGAAGCGATTCGTCTTGGTGGTAACAGCAAGTGGTGCTTCAAGGTCGCCGACATTCACGACGAGTGGCAATGGCGCATCAAGCGTGAGTTCACCGAAGAGTTTGTCGCTACCGCGCTTCCTTGCTTCGTGAAAGCCGGGGAGTCCTTCAACTACAATATCCGGATCGACGGCGACGCCAAGATCGGGAAAACATGGGCGGAGACGCACTAATGACACGAACATGGGTATATTCCGATCCGCATTTCTACCACAAGAACATCTGCACGTTCCTTAATTACGACGGGTCTAAAGTCCGTCCTTGGGACGATGCAGAGACGATGACGGAGGAAATGATCCAATGGTTCAACGAACTTGTCTCCGATGCGGACAGGGTGTATATCCTAGGGGATGTAGCGTTTACGGCTGCCCTCATGTCGAAATCTGTTGGAAGATTGAAGGGCCGAAAGGTCCTAGTCCCCGGCAACCACGACCCGACGAAGATGCGAAAGTATTTCGGACTGTTCGATGACGTCAGAGGGTATGTCGTGAAGAAGGGATTCATCATGTCCCACATTCCGATCCATCCTCAAAGTCTGTCTCGCTGGAAGCTGAACATACACGGACACCTCCATAACAATCAGGTGATGGACGGTGGCCTAGAGCCGTGGTGTCCGATTGATGACCGGTATTACAACGCCTGTGTCGAACGGACAAACTTCCGTCCTAAGCTGCTTGACGAAATCCTGCACGAAAGGGGATTGAAGTAATGGCACTTATGATCGACGAGAATAAGCTCCGAGTTCTATTGAGGAATGCCTTTGGAGACGGTAGTGCAACCCCCCATCCGGAAGCCAACAACAAGATAGAAAGAATTATCGAAGAATGTAAAAAAAGGACTTGACAAGTCTTGCATTCTTTGGTATAATAGTGGAGTAGGGTATGGGCGAATACGCAGAATATGCGCTTGAATATGAACTAAGGCGATATGGTGTGTTCGATCCTTACGATTACGCCAGAAAATCGAGTAGAAAGGTAAAGAAGAAAATGGCACAGAACAGTCCGACGTATGTCATTCGTGGCACCCTCGACTGGGCGAAGGTTCTTGGTAAGCCTCGCCTGAACACTTACACCGAGGAAAACGAATGGTCGGTTGACGTGACCCCGAACGCAGAGGGCCGAGCCATCATCAAGAAGGCCGGTATCACTGACAAGCTTCGGGACCCGAAGGACAACGACTCGCGGAAGGAAACTTTCCTGTCGTTCCGCCAGAAGGAACTCCGCAAGGACAAGAGCGGCAACATGGTTGCTAATCAGCCGATCAAGGTGGTCGACGCCGGTGGCAACAAGTGGGACGAAACCAAGATGATTGGTAACGGAACCATTGCCGACGTTAAGTTCACCGTGAAGGATAACGGGAAGGGACGCCCGAAGGGTGTCTACATTCAGGCCATTCGTGTCCTGCAGCACGTCCCGTATGAAGTGCAGGAGTTCGCTCCGCTGTCTAGCGACGACGAATACTTCGCTGGCTCGGAATGCTCTCCCGCCGAGGAAGTCGATACCAAGGGTGAAGCCGGTAATCCGGACGATCTCGACGACGACATTCCCTTCTAATGAGGTAGGCCGGGTGAAGACGGAAACGTATGTGTTGAACAGACGTGGTAACGATTCCCGGCTGACCTGTGGATGAGTGGGCAACCCATAGTAAGAGTGACAAAACGCCCACACATTTTGGAGAAGAAGATGCGTAAGATTCTTGACTGGTTCAGGCGAAAGCTTGAGCTTGTAACCGTTGATCCGTTTTATCTCGAACCGAAGGATTTCTTTATGAAGCAGGCTACTATCGTCGAAACCGGCAACGGCTTCGCTCTCAAGACTGGCAACCAGATCGTTGGTGTTTACAGCCGTGCCCGTGACGCTCGTCGGGGTGCCCAGCGCCGGGGTCTGCGTCTTGTCTGATACGGATCGCACAATCAACCGCCTTTGCGGTCTTATCCACGAGGATAACGTTCGGGCTGGATGGTGGGAAGACGGGTTCGGGAAGCTGAACATCGCCACCAAGCTTGCACTCGTGCATTCGGAAGTCTCGGAAGCCCTTGAGGGTGTTCGAAAGGACCTGATGGACGACAAGCTGCCTCACCGCCCTGCAGTCGAGGTTGAACTCGCCGATACGTGCATCCGCATCTTCGATCTGTGTGGTGCCCTTGGTCTTGACCTAGAGGGTGCTATCTTTGAGAAGATGGAATACAACGCCAAGCGCAACGACCACAAACCGGAAGTTCGCGCTGCCGAGAATGGAAAGAAGTTCTGATGGACCCGAAGACCCTCCCAGAAGATATCTTCAAGCTGCTGGACTCTGAAACCGACCACGAAGTCAGTGAGGAAAACGTTCAGTGGGCGGGAGAGGTCTTCAAAGACATTCTCCGTTCTCGCTTCCGTAAACGGGAGCCCCGTCGTGGCGAGAAGGCAATCGTCTTCTCGTCCCTTGGGAAGCCTGATCGACAGACGTGGTATGCGGCGAATATGCCGGAACACGCCGAAAAGATGACTGGGAAGCAGAACTTCAAGTTTCTCTACGGAGACGCTATCGAAGTCCTGCTCCTGTTCCTTGCGAAAGAGTCTGGACATGAAGTTACCCACCTTCAACACCGAGTTGAAATGGATGGGGTTGGCGGATACACCGACGCCGTCATTGACGGAGTCCCCGTCGATTGTAAGTCGGCTTCGCCTTACGCTTACACGAAGTTCGAGGACGGGTCCTTCGTCTTTGATGATCCTTTCGGTTACGTCAAACAGCTTAGTGGTTATGCCCACGCGCTTGAGAACACGAGCCGAGCGGGCTTCTTGGTCGCAGACAAGGTAAACGGTAACATCTGTTTTGCCGAACTCGACAAGCTGTCGTTGGAAGCGAATCCCCCTAAGCCTCGCATCGCGGAGCTTCGAGAGGTAATTGCATCGCCCACTCCACCGCCCCGGTGCTACGATCTAGTGCCTGACGGTAAGAGCGGGAACATGAAGCTGCCTGTCGGCTGTAGTTACTGCGCCTTCAAGGACAAATGCTACGAAGACGCCAACGACGGCAAGGGTCTGCGAATGTTCTTCTACTCTCGTGGTCCTGTTTGGCTGGCGAAGGTTGCACGGGAGCCGAAGGTTGGCGAAGTTTCTTGATCGCTTAGTGAAAGCCTTCGTCTACTTAATGACCGGAGAACGGATTTGAATGCCGAAGACAAAAAGCGCAACTCCCACTACCTCCGAAAGTATGGGATCACCCTCGCCCAGTATAACGAATTGCACGAACAACAGCAGGGCTGCTGCGCAATCTGCCTACGAAGCGATGAAGAACTCACCCGCCGACTCGCCGTTGACCATAACCATAAAACGGGAGAAGTCCGAGGGTTGCTTTGTAACCATTGTAACCATCGACTCGTCGGAAGGCACACGGACGCAGACCTTCTCCGACGAGTGGCTGAATATCTTGAAAGGAAAACCGGATGGTTCGCCCCGAAGAAAAAGCCGAAGCGCGTAAGAAAGGCACGGAGCCCTACACGCCCCCGGCGGACTACATCGACCAAGACTACAACGGGCTCTGGTTCGTCCTAAACCACGACGGTTTTCCGATTTCACCAGCGTTCAAACACAGAGAGGAAGCAGTAGCATGGAAGAACCAGTTGATCTGACGGACGACCTCGACTACGAGGAAGACGTCCTTCCGGCTGACGCTTACATGGAGAGTGTTGGGTTCGACGTCACAGGTGTTCAATTCCGCTTCGTCGGAGACGTCTTTGTCGTCGATATCAGCAAGGCTGCATGGGAGAACACCCTTGGTGTCGCCGTGAAGCTCGATCAGGAAGCGGTCGATGCCGTCAAGGCTGCAGTGGCCGCACTTGCACAGGCGGTTGACAGCCGAGAAGGAAGAGTCCATTGAAGCCTAAACACGATTTATCGTGGGCTGCCGGATTCTTTGAGGGAGAGGGTTACGTTGGGTTTGTCAAATCCAAAGGATACAAAAAGCGTAAATATCCTAAATTGATCGTCTCCGTTTCACAGGTATCAAAAGAACCTTTAGACGCTTTTGCTCAAGCAGTTGGCTTTGGCTCGGTGAGAGGGCCTTATGGCCCTTACGGGACAACAAAACAGGCATACTATCAGTATCAAACAAGCGGTCCATCCGCGCTGTCTGTTATTCAATGCTTACGACCTTGGTTATTCGCTAAGGGAGAGCAGGCTGATCTTGCGATAAGAGCCTATTTGGAGAACAATTTTGTCGAAACCTAAGATACTTGTATTGGACATTGAGACTAGCCCCGCGCTAGCCTATGTCTGGCGACTGTTCAAAGAGAATATCTCGTTGGATCAGTTGCTCGTCCCGTCTGCCCCTATCTGCTTTGCCGCGAAGTTCGTCGGTGAAAAGGAAATCCATTTCTACTCGGAATGGGAACACGGTCGGCAGGCTATGATTGAGGCTGCTCACAAGCTGCTGTCGGAAGCGGGTGCTGTCGTTGGCTACAACCAAGACAAGTTCGATCTTCCCAAGCTGCGTGGTGAGTTTCTGTTGGCAGGACTTCCACCGCCGCCTCCCTTGACTTCCATCGACCTTTACAAGTCGGTTCGGAAGTTCGGTTTCCAGTCGAACCGTCTGGCCTATATAGGCCCCTTCCTTGATGTTGGTAGCAAGATCAAGCATGAAGGGTTCCAACTCTGGGCAGACGTCGAGGCCGGAAGCGAGAAGGCACAGGCGAAGATGCGCCGGTATTGTATCGGTGACGTCAAGCTGACTGAACGTCTCTACAAGAAAATCCGTGCTTACATTCCTAACCACCCGCATCTGGGTGATACCGGAAGCTCGCAGTGTGGTGCCTGCGGTTCTCACAAGGTGCAGAGCCGTGGATATCGTCGCACGAAGGCTTTCCGCATCCAGCGTCTCCATTGTCAAGAGTGCGGGTCGTGGCAGGACGGTAAGCGACACAAAGTATAAATAGGAGAGCGATATGCCGTATATTACCCAAGACCTTCGTGATGATATCGACAGCGGTGCTATCCCGCAGACGGCTGGTGAACTCAACTACCTTCTGACTGTTACGGCCTTGGAGTATATCCGGGAGAAGGGTGAAAGCTATCAAGCCTTTAACGACGTCCTCGGGGCGCTGGAAGGTTGTAAGCTCGAACTTTACCGTCGGCGTATCGCTCCCTACGAAGATTTCAAGATGGAAGTGAATGGCGATGTTGAGTAAGGAAGTCAAGGCAAGGATTGCAGATTATTTCGAGGCTGCTGACCTCGTCGACTTTCTGCAGGTGAAAGTAGAAGACGTTATCGAAGCCTTCGAGGATGATATCGAAGAGTCGCTAGATGACATTGAAGACATGATGGGAGTTCGACGTGACCGATAATTACCATCTACCGGAAGGTGAAAAGACTACCGACGACCCTAGCCTGATTGGGACTGGGGCTGTCAAATACGACGCCGGTAAGGTTGGTGTATTCCAAGGGCTGATTAACTACTTCCCCCGCGCTCTGTGGGGCGTAGCAGAAATCTCGACCTTTGGTGCCCAGAAGTATGCTTGGAATGGGTGGGCTGACGTCGCTGACGGTTACAACCGTTATCAGGACGCTAAGTTCCGCCACGCACTCAAGCAAGCGATGGGTGAGGAAATCGACCCCGACTCGCAGAAGTATCATATTCTGCATGAGGCTTGGGGGGCTCTTGCTGCTGCAGAGCTTTATCTTCGTGAACAGGAGAAGAAGAATGCCGCGTAAGAGTATTTACATCGCCGGTCCTATGTCCGGCTACAAGGACTTTAACTTCCCGGCGTTCTTCGCCGCTGCCGACGCCTTTCGTGCAGAAGGCTGGATTGTCTACAATCCGGCCAACAAAAAAAACGAAGCCCTGATCGGTAAAGAAGCTATGAAGACGGGCGACCCTATGGAAGCCCAGAAGGCTGGTTTCAATTTCCGTGATGCATACCGGTGGGACATTGAATGTGTCATCAAGTCGGATGCAATCTTCATGCTACCGGGATGGGAAGCCAGCCCCGGGGCCCGTGGTGAACACGCTGTCGCGGTAGCGATGCAGCGGCACTACCCAGACTACGAGATTATTTACGCATGAATGAACATCGCCATACACTCCTATACGTCGATAAGAAGTCGCAGCTAATCTACGACACCCAGCTTTTCGACGACTACGCACTCGTCCGCCCTGCCTCGCCTGCCCTGTATCAGTTCATCGAGAAGATTTCTATTTCGGAATTCGCCAGTAGGTTTGAAGAATTCTGTGGAAACGCCGATGAGGTTCGGGCTTTTGCGGCAATCGGCAAGCCTGTAGCTTTCACTGTGGAGACTCGAAATTGAGGAACTCAACCTCCCTTCCCTCGATTTACGAGGAATTCATCCATAAATCCCGGTATGCCCGGTGGCGTGAAGAGGACAACCGTCGGGAGTCGTGGGAAGAGACGGTAAGCCGTCTCATCGACTACTACACGATTCAGTCGAAACTTCCCGACACTGCTGAAACTACGGCAGTGATGGGGCAACTTCACTCGGCTATTCTCAACCTAGAAGTAATGCCGAGTATGCGAGCTATGATGACTGCCGGCCCTGCTCTGGACCGTTGTCACGTCGCTGCTTATAACTGCGCCTACCTTCCTGTCGACAGCCTTCGTTCGTTCGATGAGGCGATGTATATCCTCATGTGCGGCACCGGCGTCGGCTTCTCTGTGGAGAACAAGTATGTTGAACAACTCCCCCGCATCGCCGAAGAGTTTACCGAAAGTGCTAGCGTCATACGGGTTGGCGATAGTAAAGAAGGGTGGGCCCGAGCCCTCCGAGAACTCATCGCGCTACTCGCTGCTGGTCAGCTTCCCAACTGGGACACCAGCGGAGTTCGTCCTGCCGGAGCCCGCCTTCGGACCTTTGGTGGACGCGCTAGCGGACCGGAACCTCTGGTTGACCTTTTTGAATTCGCTACTCGCCTCTTTCGAGGCGCAGCGGGCCGCCGACTCACAAGCATCGAAGCCCACGACCTGATGTGCAAGATCGCGGACGTCGTCGTAGTAGGCGGTGTCCGTAGATCAGCCATGATTTCGTTGTTCGATGTAACTGATGATCGTATGTCGGTTGCCAAGTCGGGTGTGTGGTGGGATGACGCCGAGGTTAAGCGGCACGGGTATCGAGCCCTTGCTAATAACTCCGCCGTCTACACCCATCGTCGACCTGACATGGGCTTCTTCATGAAGAAATGGAAGGAACTCCATGACTCGCACTCCGGAGAGCCCGGCCTCTTCTCTCGCTATGCTTGCGAGCGAATTGCTGCCCGAAATGGACGCCGTGACGTCTCACATGATTTCGGCACGAACCCTTGTTCAGAAATTATCCTCCGCCCGTTCGAATTCTGCAATCTCACAGAAGTTATTGTCCGAGCTACGGATGGACCTAAGGACCTTAAACGAAAGGTTGCGCTTGCTACAATCTTGGGCACCATCCAATCCACTCTGACGAATTTCAAGTATCTGCGTAAGATTTGGCAAAAGAACTGTGAGGAAGAACGACTGCTCGGGGTGTCCTTAACCGGCATCCTCGACAACCCAGAGGTAATCAATGCAAAGCTTCTTGCTGAACTTCGTGAAGTGGCTATTGACACAAACAAGGAATGGGCCGAACGACTCGGGATTGTTCCTTCTGCGGCAATTACTTGTGTCAAACCTTCTGGCACTGTCAGTCAGTTGGTTGATGCTGCTAGCGGCCTTCATCCTAGGCACAGCCAGTATTATCTTCGCACTGTTCGGGCTGACAATAAAGACCCTCTTACTGCTTATCTTAAAGATGCAGGGGTCTATTGCGAGCCTGACGTCACGAAGCCGAACAACACTACGGTCTTTTACTTCCCGCGTAAAAGCCCGGACTCGTCGGCTACTCGGGATGAAATAAGCTCGATTGACCAACTCGAAATCTGGAAGTCGCTCCAAGAACATTGGTGCGAACACAAGCCGTCGGCGACGATCTACGTCAAGGACGACGAGTGGATGAAGGTTGGTGCTTGGGTGTATGAGAACTTCGACTTCCTCTCCGGGGTGTCGTTCCTGCCACATGACGGTGGGACGTATCGACAGGCTCCGTATCAGGAACTAACGAAGGAAGAATACGACAAGTGGATTGAAGAGCATCCGATGCCAGTTCTTGACTGGGATGACCTTCGGTTCTATGAAAGCGAAGACAACACCACGGGTTCACAGGAACTAGCTTGTGTAGGAACTAGTTGCGATGTTACCTAAACTTCCATCGAGGAAAATCCGCGACATACGGAACGAACGCTTTGGACGGCTGGTTGTCGTAGGTTTTAGTCATCTTTCTGTAGATGCAGGAAGGAACGCCTTTTGGGATTGTGTTTGCGACTGCGGAGAGACTATCTGTGTTTCTTCGTCGTCCTTAAGGAAAGGTAAAAACGGTAAATCAGGCGGAACCTCTTCTTGTGGGTGCTTGGCTAGGGAAAGTAGTAGACGGATGATAAAGCGACTACATACTACTGGCAAACACCTGTATTTGATTAGGTCCGGCCCTTGGATTAAGATAGGAAGGTCTGATGATCCAATCCATAGAGCTCGACAAGTAAAAGTGAATAACCCTTATCCGTCTGAATTAGTCAAAGTAGTAGAAAACCAAGGCCATAGAGAAAAATACTACCACTCCTTGTTTGCAGATCGCCACCATTCCGGTGAATGGTTTAGCCTGACAGACGAGGACATAGATTCTATCGGAGGAACCGATGATCGCAGCGATTCGTGATTTCGTCTCCGTCAATCTGACCAAACTCCTTGCGGGGGCACTAGCTGTGTCCCTGCTTGGGAATGTCGGTATGGGTATCGCAGTCAACCACTACGCGGGTAAGGCTGCAGCTTGTAAGACGTCCGTCGTAGCTGTCAACAAGGCAGCCGAAGAGAAGAAGCAGATTGTCGAGAAGCGACAGGAGAAGAACATTGTCAAAACTCAAGACCGCGCTAGCACTCGTATCGCTAACGCTACTAGCAGCCTGCAGCGTAAAGGCGGGCAGTCCAATCGGACCTCGACTGGCACCGGCACCGGCAGTCCTGCAGGAGAAGGTGGAACGCCCCTCGTTCTTCCCAGCGGAACAGTCCTCGTCGACGCCGCAGTCTACGCCAACGACCAGCGCATCTGCGTAACCAATACCATCAAGGCCGAAGAATGGCAACTCTTCTACGGCGAACAGGTAGAAATCTGGGAGGAAGAGAATGTCGGTAAGCCTAACCCCTAAGGGTGTCGCCTACCTCGGAACAGAGGAAGGGATGGTCCGTGAAGCCTACAAGGATACGAAGGGTATCTGGACGTGGGCGTTAGGAGTCACTGATGCGTCTGGTCATTTGGTTGGAAGGTATAAGGACAGTCCTGCGCCTCTGGATCAGTGTCTCGCCGTCTCGGTCTGGCTCATCAAGGAACGATACCTTCCTGCCGTCGAACGTGCCTTTACCGCCGACCTCGATGAAGCCCAGACTGCGGCTGCTCTCTCGTTCCACTGGAACACAGGAGCAATCGAACGGGCCCAGTGGGTAAAGGATTTCAACGCAGGCAAGACTGACGCAGCCTATGAGAACATCATGCAGTGGTCGTCTAAGGGCCTGCTCACTGAACGTCGTAAGCGAGAACGCCGACTGTTCTTCAACGGGCAGTGGCCGGGCGACCTCCGGGTGAACATCTACCCCGTAAGCCACGAGACTTATCATCCGATTATCTCGAAGGCTGAAAAGGTTGACCTCATCCCTGATCTGAAAAAGGTCATGCACGGTTGATCCGAGACTGACGTCTCGTCAGGACAAAAAGAAACCCCCTGAGCGGAGAAGAGCATGAGCCGATGGAAATACCGTAAGCCCGAGCCCTCCTGCGCTCAGGGGGTTTGTGTAGTTTGTAAAGAGAGCCTCCGGCAACCTTTTGAGCCGCCGGGGGTCTTTTGTTATCCAGTATCCGTATCCACACCCTTTGCCTTACCCCATTCGCGGATAGCGATTATCGGGGCCCACGCGGCTAAGAGTGCAGCGAACTCTGCGAGATTCACCGTCTCCATCTTCCATAGAGGAATGACGACGGTATTAACCAGAGTGCCTGTGCCAAGAACGATATACGTCATAGGACGCCACCATTTACGGACCAGACAGAGAGCCGCTTCCTGCGTGGACAGGATAGCGGTTTTTATTTTGACCTTGAGGGACATTACACCCCCTTCCACCAATCAAAGAACGATAGAATCGCTCCGATGATCCCGGTGCCTGCGAGGGCAGAGGCTAGCCAAAAAGCCCCTACCCCTTTATTACGCAGGCCGAGCAGATCGTCGAGTTTCCCGTCCATGTTTTCGTGACGCTTCTCCGTCTCTGCCATGTGCAAAGTCATAGTAGCTTGGAGGTTAGCCAGTTGAACTTCGAGCGCCGTGATACGCTCAACTTCGGAACGCTGCAACTATACCTCCTTACTGCTTGGGAAACAACAGATCACGGGCGTTCGCCTTCTGATCCTTCACGACTTCTTTCACCATTTTCACCTTGTCTTCTTCGGAAGCCTGCTGATACTCCGGCGATGCAAAGACTTGCTTAAGGTCTTCACGGATATATGCACCGGCGTAATACTGGTAGTTGTAGAACTGCTCGTCCGTCATTTCGAAGTCCTTGACGTCCTTCTTGGCGACGGGCTTATACAGTTCCTTACCAGTAGCGGCTTCAATCCTAGCGAGTTCGTCGATCACTGGCTTGGTATCTGCCTTACCAGTGAAGAACCCTTGCGGCATCCGACCACCCTGTTTGTCGTTAGGCTGACCAAGACGGTCAAACGACGGGGCGTTGTTGTAAGCCGAGACACCGACACCGAAGAACGATGGGATCGCCTTTTTCAACCCTTCCGGTCCTTCGTCTGCCATGACGTCTCGGACGTCCTGCAAGAACAGAGGAATGAACAGGTCCATCGCCTGCTTACCCGGTTCGAACGGCTGTCCGGTCGGGTCCTTCCAACGAAGGTAGGAGGCGGTGTAACCGGCGATAGGACTGGCCTTGCCGGTGGCAAACCTACCGAGGATATCCAAGCGAGTAGGAGCGCCAAACGCTTTCCCGAGTTCGTCGATCTTCCCCTTGCTGTTCTTCTGCTGGTTAGTTGCCAGCCGAGCGAACAAGGTGATATACTGACCGAACCCACCGAGGACGTCATAGCGGGTGTCTCCGTCGCGGATTTTCCCGAAATCGGTGCTGCGAGGATCGCTCTCTACATTCAGCCCACCTGCTGCAGCCAAAGTCAATACCGACACCGACAGAGCCGAGGTCGCCATCAACTGCTTGATTGCTTCCTTACGGACAAACGGATCAAGCGTGGCGTAGTAGACAGGGTTAAGCAGAGACAAACGCGACGAGATAAGACGCGGCGAGAAGAACAATCCATTAAGGAAAGGCCCAGCCTGCGAGAACTTCCCGAGACTACCACGACCGGTCGCGTTGTTGATGAAGCCAGACAGGTCCTTGAGGAACTGCGGATCGTCGATATCATGCCCAGCGGCCTTAGCCTTGGCGGCTAGGTCGTCAAACACGTCAGCACGAACCTTGTTCAAGAAACCGGTGAATCCTCGTTCCGAGCCACGAACGATCTTCCCTACGCCGGGAATCTTCTCTGCGTAGTTGCTGATGAAGGCTTCTTCACGAGCATGGATATCACTGGACAGATCGCTGAACGAAAGCCCAGACGATTCCATCCGTTCGTAGTTAGGACGAAGGCGGATTTCCTTCATCACGTCTTCAAAGGTCTTCTCTGAAAATGCCTGACGGAACATACCCGGAAGGGCCTTCCAGAATTCCTTCTTAGTCGAGAAGAACCAAGCCTGACGGAACGGAGCCGAAAGGTCGAAAGACGACATAAGCGAACGCGGAAGGTTCAGAGTATTACCGATGATATCACCGATCTTACCCTTGGCCGAACGATGCTTCATCGCAGCCTTCACGAAATCCTTCGGGAAGACACGACCTAGCAGAGAAATCTCGTTAGCTGAAATCGGATGACCGTCAAGCAGCTTGTAAAGGCCGACACGGGCACGGATGCTTTCGCCCCACGACAACGTCGGATTCTTCTTGACTGCATCAAACAGACCATCGACTTCCTCTTGCGAGAAGTCCTGCCGCACAGGCTCACGCACAACCTTAGGGAATTCTCCCTTCAACTGCGCCATTTCAGCAGCCAGACCGGCCTCACCACTAGTGGCGTGACGGGCCTTGCCAACTGCCTGAAACCGTTCCTTACGGGTCTGGGTGTTCAGGGCCTTCTGTTCGTCGGTAGCCTTGCCTGCCTTCTTGAGCGATTCAGTCAAACGGCTGATCGTCTCTTCCGTCACCGGAGGGTCGGGCTCGGCATGATCCAAAACAGGAGCTTCTTCGGGGGCCGCCGTCCGCTCCGCAGTCGGAGTGACAGGTTCGGCAGTTGCTTTCTCCGCAGCGCGTTTACGCATACGCTCCACAACCGAAGCCGGAATCTTCTGCTCGCGTTCTACACGACCAGTCCGATCACCAACTTTCCGAATCCCCTTGATTTCCTTGATATC